TGTCATCAGCTTCTTCAATTTTCTCATTTCCTTCTTCTACCTTTTCTTCTTCCATTGCTTTTTTCTCTTTATCAACTTCAGCTAAGTCAGTTTCTTCTAACTCGTCCATTTCGTTAATTTTTTGAGCAAGCATGTCTTTCAGATGGGGTGTGAAGGATTCTTCTAAAGCCGCCTTCGCATTAGCGATAGCCACTTCTTTGACTGCTTTCGCATCAGCGATAGCCTCTTTCAACAAATCTCTGTTTGCCATTATTCCTAAATTTTTTTGGGAAAGTACGCTTATTCTGTAGAAGCGTAATAGTGATTAATAATAATAATTAAGATGCTGTATAGACTGACAGCATATTCAGTCGTAAATATATGAAAATAAAAAAGGTGCGAATAAAATCGCACCTTTCTTTTAAATTATGGGACATTGCCCATTGTTACATAATATTTCTGTTATTACCTCATTTACCCTACTATATTTGTGGGGTTTAAAAACATTAGGATCTAACCCTTCTTGTATAGGAGCAACATATGCTCCTGGGGTTGAAGGGGTTGATACAAAATCCCAACATAATAACTCAAAATCATCTTGTACTTCTTGCACTCCATCGGATCCGGGTTTTAAACTACCCATACCCCTAGAAGATACACCTACCGTAATTCCATTTTTAAATAACTCCATCAATATGTTGCCTGAGGGGGTTGGAAGTATTTCGATTTTGCCTATTACATCATCACCATCCCACCAAATATCTTTGATGTTATGAGAAACATTTTTAAGATTAATAATAGAAGAATCTGGGTGGTCTAGCTCACCCAATGCTCTATTTTCTGCTATAGGGCCACTTTTATAGTTATCAACTTCTCTAGCTAAAACCTTTTTAGGGTAAGTTCTATTATTACCATTTTCGGTTCGTGCAGATTGTAGTAAGCCTTCAACAATCAAATTACCTTGTTCGGTTTTAACCGCTTCAGTAAGTGATTGTGGAAAAATCTTAAAAAGTTGAGTATCTATAAGGGTTTGCATTATTTATTATTCTTGCTATATTCAAGTTCTTGCATTGCCTTACTGCAATACTTTTCATATAAAGCAATTTCAGCTTGAACCGCTGCTGTTTTAGCTTCGTCTATAAACTCAGCTAAATTTTCATCTTCATTTATAGTACTAAGAGTTTCTTTTAAAGAATTCATTTTACCTTCATAAGCTTTTACAGCAACTTCATTTGCTGCTCTCTTAGAAAGTTTTTCAACTTCTTTAATAAAATTTTCAGGTTTCATTTTGCCTTCTTTTTTAGGCTCTTTTTCTTCCTTTTTCATTTTTTTACCTGCATCTTTTCCTTTTTCGTACTCATAAGCAGCTTCTCCTTCTTCCATTTCTTTTTTACCTTCGTTTTTTTCTTCCTTTTCTTCATTTAAAAAAGACTCGAAGGTATTTTCATATTTTTCTTTTTTACGATCCAAAAAAGGATTGCCGATAGAAGGAATTCCAGCTACTGCTTCTTCTAATAATTCTTTAAGATCACTTGAAGTAGTTGTTTCTTGAATAATTTCTTCTTTTTTTTCTAAATCTTTATTTAAAAAGTTTTTAAAAGTATTTAATTCTTTCATTTTATTTTCTTTTATATCTCCATAGCCGGAGGATTTGTATTTGCCTGTTGATTCAATTTGATTTTTTAATTCAGTATAACCTAGATCTTTAATACCAAATGCTGCATTTTTCATGTAGTATAAAGAATCTTTTTCTAAATTTTTAGTCACTATTTCTTTAGCTTTTTCTAAAGCTTCAGTAGGATGATAAGCTAATAATTCAGGGTTTTGTTCCATTTCAAATCTTAAACCATTAAGATATTGATCGAAAATTTGATTATTTAAATTTTTAGGATCCTTATAATCATACCCTGCAGTTTCTGCTTGATTTATTTCTTTAGTAGTCTTTTTTTCTGTGGCTTTTACTTCTTCATTAACATATTTGTCAAATGTAGAAAAAGGATTTAAACCCGATGAAGGCACCAAGGGAAAAATATTTTCGCTAATTACACTACGTTGTTTTAATAATTTAGTAGTTTGATTATAAGTAGCCGAATTAGGGACAATGTTAGGAAACAAACGTTTTGCTTCTTTTAAAAACACATCTTTGTGTCCTTTTCCTTCTTTAAGTAAATTATATTGTTCTTGAAGTGTCTTCATGTTAATAAATATTAGTCTTTATACAAATCTACATAATCAAATGCCTTAGATTTTTTTCTAAGTTCTTTTTGATTAACAGGTTTATAACCCATTGATGTATATTGTGAAATGTTAGCAGGAGAACCTTTTTTTCGATATGCATATTTTGTTAAATAGCCACCTGCTGCTCCTGATGTGCTAATTTCTTTAACTGTGGATTTAACCATAGAATATTGGTCTGGGTAATTATTTCTAAAAAATGTTCTAAAATCATTAAATGTTTTAGCTACTTGTTTTGCTTGAGCCTTATATGTAGCATCTCCCCTTAAATCTTTTTTAGTACTTAAATCTTTAGCAATTTCTTTAGCATCACCTAAAGTATTAAATAATTCAACAAAACTAGGAAGTTTAATAATTTTATGACCAATTCCTCCTCCCTCACCCCTTTCTTCAGGTTTATCAGCTTTAAAATAGGTAGATAAATTAGCAGAAAAAAAATCATCCTTACTAGTGGGACCATATCTATCCTCAATTTTTTTAAGAAAATTAGGATTTAAATCTTTAGCTTTAATAGTTTCAGCCATTACTTTACTAGAATTAATTCTTCTGTTAATTGATAATATTGAAGTAGATTTACTAAGTCATCATTGTTAATACGAGAAGATTTATCTATTTCTTTAAGTATTTTTATTACTTCTAATAACTTAATTTTAGTAACATCATCCTCTATCTTTTCAGCATAAGATTTTAGTGATGTTTTAATTTCATTTACTTTAAGATTATAAATTTCTTTTAAACGAGGAGTATTATCAATAGAATTCATGAATTCTTTAAGTACTTCTTTTTGACCAATATTTAAATTAGCATATTTACCATTAAATTTTTCAAGCATTACTTTATAAGTAAGTACTCTTAAATCTTTATCATACTTAGAAAATTCTTCAACTAAATCTTGCTTAACTTTCTTTTCACTAATAGGTAATTCAGTTAAACATTCCAATATTGTAACTTTATTGCTTATTATTTGTTCTGTTTCTGAGAGTTTATCAGAATTAAATATTTCTATTAATTTATAGAAAGCAGCATATCCTTTATAGTTAGGAACTTGGTGTCTAAAAAATTCAGTTACGTTATAGTGCTTTTTTATTTCATTAATAAGGTTATATTTTTCCTTTCTTAAAGCACTTCTATTAAGTTTACGGGTAGCATCTAATATTGTGTTAAGTGTAATCTCTGCTTTACTTTCTTTTAAATTTTTATTTTTAAATAAAGTTTCATAAAGTTTATATTCTTTTCCTAATTCGGTATTAGCAAATGATTTTTTTAAAATATTTAATGAAGGAGATTCTCCCCCATTTAAAGTATCTGCAGTGATTTGCCTTACTAACAATTCAAATAAAAGACCTGTATTTTTATACTTGGAATGTTTGATGTTCATCTATAGGCTTTTTTATAAATATATAAGGATTTTCACTTCTTTAATTGTTTTTCATCAAGAAGTGATTCATCTTGCTCAAATACTAATTGTTTGCGATTAACCGGAATCTTTTTTAGCATTTCTTTATTTTGAAGATAAGCGGTTTTAGCTTCTAACGCTAAAGGAGATCCACCTTTATATGTGGGTTTTATAGCACTTGACTCATTTTCTTTACCTTTCATAGTATCAACCCCTAATCTATCTTTGCCAAAGTTTCCATCTTGAGTATTAATATTTGAAACTTTTTCCTCAGGACGTCCTAATTCTTTTTCATCATACCCTGCAGGTACATTATCAGGTTCATCATAATACCTACCTTTACCATAAAGTGAAGCTAAATCATGAGGTGTACCATATGATTCTCCAGTTTCAACTGGGTCATTTCCTTCAGCTTCTATTTGAGCATTACGGAAAGCACGTTTAGAATCTTCTCTAACTAAGTCTCTAAATTCATGATATTCATCTTCACTAAAGTGAAATAAATGATCATATATAAAGTCTGAGGGGAATAGTTTAGTTTCTTGCATTTGAGCAGCAAGATCTAGTTTTTCCTTCATTAACGCTACCCTTTCTTGCTCATAAATTATTGAAGGAGTAGTTAAATTAAGTTCAAAATTAACTAAATCATCACCATCATATCCTTGTGTATAAAGATGAACAACCGCTATTTTATACAATTCAGAAAGAATAATTCTTTGAATACGTTCAATAGTACGAGCAAACCTAATATCCTCAGCGGCTAAAGTAGCTTTGCCGTCTGTATTTTCATCATATCCTAAAAATGCTTTTGGTATTTTAAGAGCAGCAAATAATTTATTCCTTAAATATTCTATATCTTGAATACCATCATACTGCATTCCAGGTGTGGTATCTATTTTAGTAGAAGATTCTCCTCCCCTAACAGGAAGGTAAAAATCTTCTAACATATTTTGCATATTATATTTTAAATTATATTCACCCGTTTGTTGATCAACATAGGGGGTACGCTTCATAGTAGATATAGTTTTTTGCATAAAGTTTTCTACTTCAGCAGGAGGAATATTTCCTATATCTATATAAAAAATTCTTTTTTCAGGAGCACGGACAATTCTATGTACTAACATAGCATCTTCCATAAGGATATATTGCTTAAACAGTTTACGACCAGGCTCTATATAACTCCTACCATATGGGAGATAATTTACATCCGATAAAAGTCTAAAATGAGCTATTTCATAATTATCAAAATATATAGCCCTACCACTGTTAGTTGTTGAACCCGGAGAGGTTATTCCTCCAAAATAACCACCATATTCTCCTCCTCCACTTAACCCATCTGGGTCAAACTTAAATTTTACTTCTACATCTTTTTGATTTGAGTCACTTATTTTTTCTTCTCTGATAATATTATATGCCGTATAAGGAATAACATTATACACACCAAATTCTTCTGCAATTTCTAATTTTAAGAAGAAATCACCATACTTACACATTTGGCGAATCCACATCCACAAATTAAACTCTATGTTTAAAACATCATAAAATAAATTATAAAGAATTTTTTGCAAATTTTCATCAGATGATTTTATTTGGAGAACTTCACCCATAGAATTTTTAAGGGTTGATTCATCTGCTAATATATCTAAGGCAGATGCTATTATAGCATCTGTATCCATAGCTTCATAATCCGAATATAATTGAGTTCTAAGTACTTGATAATTTAATGCCGGATTATATACTGGCATTTGGTTAGTAGTATATAAGCGATTAAATCTATCTATCATAGAATTAGTCTCGATTTGACCAGCTTGTTGTTGTTGGTTAAAATCAAGAACTTTTAATTTACTTCCTCCTACATTACGAATAATTACGTCTGTGGAAAATAGTCTTTTTAGTCTTGTAAATACTGTTGTATCAGCCATTGTATATTAATATATGAATAAATATTATAAAAGCCAACTAAAATCTTCAGTTCCTCCTTTCCCATTATCCATACTATAGGGATTATCATTACCCGTAGCAAAATAAGCTCCTTTATACGAAGATTGAGATTTTTTTATAGAACCTAAAGCGGCTTTAGTAATATCTACTCCATGTTGTCTAAATTTTAATGAGGTATCTCGTACATATAAGCCGATACCAAAACTCATAACTAAATCATCATTATAGCCTGTTTGAGCTTCCGCTCTACCATATTTCCAAATAAACGTTTTCATTTCTTCTAATAAACGTTTTGATCTTATTGTAACTCCTTTATCACCTACATATTCTTGGAATTTACCAATAACCATAGGACGAGTTCTTGAAGACATAGTAAAACCCGCAGTCATATTTGAACTCCTACTATATGATTTTAAATAAGAACTTACATCAGGAGCATCTGCTTTAGGTGAGTAATATAGATTCTCATAGTTTTTATCTATTATAGTCTGGATAGTGCTCCACCCTATGTTAGCATTTTCTACTACCAACATAGCATTATTATATTCTGTAGCTATTGCTGTTAGTATATTACCAAAATCTTTAGTACCTACCTGTCCTCTATATTCACCTACTTGAACATTTGATTCAATATCAAAAATATGAAAAGCAGAATAATCTTTTCCATCTCCTCTAGCTACGTCAGCTGTAATCATATAAGATCTACTATAATCTGCAGGTTCCCAAATCCAGAGATTTTGATCAACTCCTCTTCTTTCAAGTGGATCTTTAATTGTAGTTTTTTCCATAAATTCTACATACTCAGGATAAAATACTACATCTCCTGATGTACTAAAATCGCAGTCACATTCTTGGGCTGCCATTCTTGGGTCACCTAATAATTCATCTTGTCTATCCCTCCAATCTTGATTTCTTTCAGGATGAACAAACCAAGGTAATTTAATAGGTAAAAAATCATTTTCCTTAGCTTCAGCCCTTGACCAAGTTTGGTGGAACCAATTACCCGTACCGTAAGGAGTAGATAATGCTATGCACCCACCACCCGTAGCAAGGGTTTGTTGTGCTGATGCCCATATTTCTCCAATATTTTCAATAAACGCTGCCTCATCAATCAATAGAAGAGAAACTGCTTCTGATCTACCCGCATCACTTGATGCTGATGTAGCTTTAATTTGGGATCCGTTTGTTAATCGAAGTGTTAATTTGTTATTTTCTTCGTAATCTACTTTAAGCCATGAAGGTAAATTTTCATACATAAATTTAACCTTTGTAACCATATTTTTAGCAGTTTCCTGTTTTGTTGCTATACAAAGAATGTTTTTATCCTTATGAAAAGTCA